TGTTCGCATTGACGCGAATAGTATGCACGCATGACCCCACAAGACGCCATCCAGAAACTACTTGACCGGCGCTGGACGGTCGAACAGATCGCGACCGCAGCAGGTATGCACCGCGCAACGGTGTACCGCGTGCTTAACGGAAGTATCCCAACGTACGCCAATGCCATCTCATTATTTGAGATTGCAAAAGGCAGGCCAGCGCCGCCAAAGGAGAAACAAGCATGAACCATGCCATCTCCGATCACTCCCTGCCGCCACTGGAGCCCGACAACGACCCCGAGCTGGTCAAGTGGGCTCGCTACGGCATCGCCCAGTTCAAGCGCGAAAACGCCGCCCGGGATGCCTATGAGCAAGCGGAAAGGGACTACTTCGCACATAACAGAACGCTGGATGGGCAGGCATGAAAACCGTCTGGTGCTGGCTGATCCTGCACGCCGACCTTCCGCCCGGTGAGCGCTGGGTGTGCTTCCGCACGCGGGACGAACAGCGTGACCGCCTGCCGAACGCCAAGACGCCGGCCGAGCGCGACGCGGAGATTCTCAACAACGAGCACCAGATTCGGCGGTGGGTGGAGGGGTTGGCATGAGCTACTGCCGCTGGAGTTCCGACGATTTTCAGTGCGATGTGTACGTCTACGAATCATGCCAAGGCGGATTTGACACGCACGTTGCTGGGCAGCGGTACGTATTCAAGGAGCCGCTTCCGCCGCCCGTCAATTTGTCGCAGGACAACATTCAGGAATGGATGGCTAGGCATAACAAGGTGAGCGAGACGCTTGACCACGACAGCATGATTGAGATCGGCCTTCCGCATGACGGCGAATCATTCAATGACAGCACGCCGGGTGAATGTGCCGATCGCCTCGAATCACTGCGCGCAATGGGCTACGTGGTCCCGCAATACGCTATTGACGCACTACGCGAAGAGCAGGGCGACGTCCAGCCATGACCGGCGCAGTGCGGGATAAGCCGGTGTTTCGGGTTGTTCACGGCATCAGCCTCGCTGGACATTTCTGGTACTGGGTGCTGGAAAGCCGCAACGGGAAAGAGATAGGCGTTTCAGTTCGCCATTACACCCGCCGTCGCGACTGCGTCCGCGCTATCGACACCGTGCTGATGGCGATCTTTGATGCCTCAGTGGAAGTAGAGAAGTGAGCGCCAAATCGCAAATGCGCGCCCTGCAAGGCGTTCGCGCCGGTCGAACCGAAGACTGGTATGCCCGCAGGCTCGCGCAGTCCAAGAAGTGGCTTGCTGAGTGCGACAAGAAACACACGCCGGAAGAGCTGGCTGCGGCACGGGCTGCGCTGGCGGTTGATCCGGTGTCACCGCAGAACGACCTGGATTTGAACTGATGGACTGGCTTCGCCTCTACGCCGAATTCGGCACAGACCCCAAAGTTCAGATGATGAGTGAGGTGATGCAGCGCCGGCTGATCATGCTGTTCTGCCTCCAATGCGGAAACGGTATTGAAACGTTTCATGTAACAGAACGTGAAACATCTATTGCCTTCGCACTACGTCTTTCGGAGGAAGAAATTGCATTAACAAAGGCTGAATTTCTCAAGCGAGGATTCATCAACGACGACTGGACTTTGCGCAACTGGGGGAAACGCCAGTATGCGTCAGATTCAAGCACGGCGCGGGTTCGCAAGCATCGCGAGGCAAAGAAGATTGACGAAACGCCAAGCTGTAACGAAGTGAAACGTTTCAGTAACGCGCCAGAACAGAACAGAACAGAACAGACAAACACCCTGTCGTCTGGCGACGACGGCCAAGAAGAAAACGGCGAAGCAGGAAAGAGCGGGCTGCAAAGGCTGATTCCGGTGAAGGCCATCCTGGCCGCGTACCACGAACACCTGCCCATGCTGACCGCCGTTCGCAAGGTGAACGACACCCGGAAGCGGAAGCTGAAGGCCCGGTGGTGCGAGGACGTTGAGCGCCAGACGCCCGAATACTGGGACAAGTTTTTCGCCTACGTCGCCAAGTCCGATTTCCTGACGGGGCGCAATGGCCAGTGGACTGCCTGCGACTTTGAGTGGCTGATCGAGGACTCGAACCACCTCAAGGTCATCGAGGGCAAATACGAAAACCGGGAGGCCGCATGAGCGCCCAACTCGACCGCATGCCATTCGACGTGGCAACCCTGCGCGTCCCGCCGCACGACCTTGGCGCGGAACAATCCGTCCTCGGCGGCCTGATGCTAGCCCCGGATGCGATGGCGAAGGTTTCCGACTGGCTGACTGAAGCGGACTTCTACCGCGCCGATCATCGGCTGATCTTCCGTGCCATCACGACGCTGATCGACCGCAAGTCGCCGGTTGATGCCGTGACGCTCGGTGACTGGTTCGACGCCAACGACCTCGCCGGCATGATGGGCGGCATCGGCTACCTGATCGAGCTGGCGAACAGCACACCCAGCGCCGCGAACATCGTCGCGTATGCGGAGATCGTGGTCGAAAAGGCCCGGCTCCGCAGCGTGATCAGCGCCGGCACTCAACTGGCCGAAGCGGCATGGGGCAGGGGCGCGGATTCACAGCAGCTGATCGCTACCGCGGCACACGACCTGGCCCAGATGCAGGCCAGCAAGCTGCGCGGCGGACTGGAACCGGCGAAAGTCGGCATGAAGCGCATGCAGACCGAGCTGATGGCCCGCTACCAGCGCGGCCCGGCGCTACTGGGGCAGCCTTGGCCGTGGAAGGGGCTCAACGACTGCACCAAGGGACTGCGCGATGGCGTGCTGTACGTGGTCGGGGCTAGGCCGAGCATGGGCAAGTCCATCTTCGGCCTTCAGACGGCCGTGTTCAGCGCCCTGCGCGGCAGTAACACCGCCTTTTTCTCCGTCGAGATGGGCGCCGATGAGTGCATGGGACGCGCTGTGGCCTGCGTCGGCGAAATCCCGCACGACTGGGTCGAAAGCCCGAACGACAAGGATATCGACGCGGAGTTCTACTGGGTCAGGCTGACCGACGCCACGCAGCGGATCATCGAATCGCCGCTGCTGATCGACGAAACGCCAGCCATCTCGATCAATCAGCTGATGGCCCGCGCCCGCCGCGCGCACATGCAGAAGCCGCTTCGCCTGATCGTGGTGGATCACATGCACGACATGGCGATTGATCCGAAACAGGCCCGGTTCGAGTACGGCCTGATCGCCCAGGGAGCCAAGACGCTCGCCAAAGAGCTGCACTGTCCTGTGATCCTGCTCGCGCAGTTGAACCGCAGCTCCGCCGTCGCCGGCAAGCGCCCAACGATGACCGACCTGCGCGAGTCCGGCGAGATCGAGCAGAAGGCCGACGTGATCCTGTTCCTGCACCGCGAGGACTACCACGACAAGAACACGCATCTGAAAGGCGTTGTCGAGGTCATCCCGTCCAAGGGCCGCAACATCCGCACTGGCAGCACGATCTACCTGCAGAACACGTTCAGCGAGATGCGCATGCAGGACTGGATCGGCGATTTGCCGGAAGCGCCGGAGCCTGAGAAGGCCCACAGCAACAGCAGGGGTTTCCGCGCATGAATACCCAGATCGCGCCCGCGCGCGACCCCAAAACGGCAAAACCAAGCCCTCGCCGCGTTATTTCGCCAGCTGCTCGATCGCGTACTGCACGGGATAGCTCGGCGTCCGGTAGCCGGGCAGCGTCGGATTGCACAAGTGCGCTCGCATCTGCCGCTCAGAGATGCCGATCAACCGGGCTGCCGCGCGCTGCGTCAGTCCGGCGGACGCGAGCAACGCCCGGAGGTATTCCGGGCGGGGATCATGGAGGGTGGCGTTGGGTTTCATTCGGCCAATTCGGATTTCAGCCACACGTACGTTTCCGGGTAATCGTCCGCCACCGCCAGGATTTTAGATGCATCATCGCCCCGGATGATCGCCGCAGCTATCTCCGCGTGATCAGAGCGATACTCATCCGGGCAGTCACGCATCAGTTCGTTCGCGATTTCGTTACGTGTGCTCATAACTCAGCCCTCCCGCGTCATGCGGCCGCCGATTTTCAGTTTCATCGACTCCCACTCATACATGAATTCCTGACCGTCTGCGCCGGGAAATTCTGCGCGAAACAGGTTGCCCAGATTTCCATGTTGGGCAACCAGGACATCAAGCTCCAGCTGGCTGTGAACATTGGTTGTCAGTTCCGCGATTTTTGTACGAACGTTCATGTCGTTCTCCTGGTTTCGCCGCGCCGTGATTGGCTGGCATGGGTAGAGAATAGGCTCACTGAGCCGGTATTGCAAGCACTTTCTGCATCTTTCTCGAAACGTCAGAGTTCAGTAATTGCGAGGGCCGTATGAGCAACCCGCAGCGCCAGCCATCAGCAACAAAGTCCAATCCGCGCAACAAGACGCACAAGCTGATCGCCGACGTACTGGCCGACCAGACGCTGACCACAAACCAAATCACCAACCTGATCGGGCATGAATCATGGATCGGCGTCGCGTCCGCGCTCCGGGCGATGCACCTGCACGGCGAGATCGTCAAGCTCAAGTCGCGCCACGGCCGGGGGATTCAGTCCGCGAAGTGGCGGAAGGCGAGGGTGAGCGCGTGACGAGAATCGAAACCATCGGCAACGCTGTTTTGTATCTAGGCGATTGCCGCGAAATCATGCGCTGCCTACACGGCGACAGCATCGACAGCATCGTTACCGATCCGCCCTACGGCCTGGGCTTCATGGGCAACGCATGGGACAAGGGCGTTCCCGGCGTCGAGTTCTGGACGGAAATGCTGCGCGTGGCCAAACCCGGCGCGTACCTACTGGCGTTCGGCGGCTCGCGCACCTTTCACCGCATGGCCTGCGCAATCGAGGATGCGGGATGGGAAATCCGCGACACGATCATGTGGCTGTACGCCAGTGGATTTCCAAAGTCGCACAACCTGGGCGATGGACGCGGTACCGCGCTCAAGCCGGCGCATGAACCGATCATCATGGCGCGCAAGCCGCTGATCGGCACGGTAGCCAGCAATGCAGCTGCGTTCGGTACCGGCGTGTTGAACATTGATGCCTGCCGAATTGGTGTATCCGATGCCGACGCGAAGCACACTGGGCGACCCAATTGCGCGGGCAAAGATTATGGATTGCACGAGGGTGGACATTCGTTCCTCGCCGGAGATATTCGCGCACTGGAAACCGGCCATGATATTTCTTCGGGCCGATGGCCCGCTAACGTCACCCACGACGGTAGCGATGAGGTACTCGCGGGGTTTCCAGATTCCGCCGGCAGCGGCCCTGCGGGAACCGGCAGCGCCGCCCGTTTTTTTTATTGCTCAAAGGCGAGCAAAGCTGACAGAAACAGCGGGCTTGACGGACAAGAAACAGTTATAATCGAATGGTCTGAAATCACCGGAAAACCGACATGGGACTGCGAGGACCGAAAAGTAAAGCTCCAGGTGGACGTGGCTACGTCACCCCCAAGGGTTATATCCGTATCTGGGATAACGAGCAAAACCGCTATCGAATGGAGCATGATGTTGTTTGGGAGCGAGCCCACGGCCCTGTGCCGGACGGGTACGACGTTCACCACAAAGACGACGTTAAATCAAACAACCGGCTTGACAACCTTGAGCTACTTTCAAAACTTGCTCACAAGCGTCTGCACTCGGGATGCGAGCTTAGAGACGGAGAGTGGTGGAAGCCTTGCAGAAAGTGCGGAACCTGGAACCCTATCGCTTCGCACTACAAACGCAAGGATGGCATCAGCCCTTGGTGTCGCGCCTGCTGCGTTACCAATGCTGTTAAGAATAAGCGCAAGCGAAAGAAGGTCTGAACATCCGACCGTCAAGCCCACCGACCTGATGCGCTATCTATGCCGGCTAGTGACGCCCGCCGGTGGCACGGTACTCGACCCATTCATGGGCAGCGGCACAACCGGCGTCGCCTGCATGAACCCCGGCCGATCCTTCATCGGCATCGAGCGCGAGCCAAAGTATTTCGAGATTGCGTGCAGGCGAATTGAAGATGCCCAAAGGCAAGGCAGGCTCATCGCATGAACCTAGACCACGAAACCCTCGAATCCCTCGCCCGCGAAATCTGCGACTCGCGCTACGGCGCAGGCCATTACGACAAGTCGGGCACGCACCGCAACCACTGGCGCTGCAAGGCGGCGGAGATGATGGCGCTCGCTGAGGCAATGCCGGCTTACAAGACGCTGGCTGCGGCGTGTGGGTGGGTGTTGTGAATATCATCATCGCTGGCGAAGAATCAGGCATCACGCGCGATGCGTTCGCTGCGCTAGGACATAACGCCTGGTCATGTGACCTGAAGCCGTCACGCTCGCCTAGTGGCCAGCACTGGCAAGGCAGCTGGCGTGACGTGTGCTGGGGCAACTTCGACATCGGCATCATGCACCCGGAATGTACGCACCTTGCCGTAAGCGGCGCGCGATGGTTCCCACAGAAACGCGCTGACGGTCGGCAGCAGGCGTCGATTGCCGAGTTCCTGTATCTGGCCAACGCCACGGTTTACGCAAGCTGCGTCGAGCAGCCCGTCGGCATCATGTCCACGCTGTATCGCAAGCCAGACCAGATCGTGCAGCCGTGGATGTTTGGACGGTGGGAAACGAAGGCGACGTGCTACTGGCTGAAGAACCTTCCGCGCATTGTGGTGCTGTACCGCACGGTTGACGAGTGCCGCGAGGCGCTGGGGTTGCCAGTAGGGAGCAAGCCAGAGGCGAAGGTGCACAAGTGTCCACCCGGGCCACTGCGGGCACAGATCAGGTCAGAGAGCTTCCCCGAGATAGCGCAGGCAATGGCGATGCAATGGGGCGGTCAGGTACAACGCTTGGAGCTGGCCGCATGACAACCGCCGCCGAACACGCCTATATGGGCCGCGTCAAGGAACTCCCGTGCGGCGTATGCGAGCAAGCAGGCCCCAGCGACGCGCACCACGTCCGCACCGGCCAGGGCATGAGCCAGCGTGCCGGAAACTACTGCGTCGTGCCGCTCTGCAAGTCGTGCCACCAGGGACCGCATGGGATTCACGGCGACCGCGCGATGTGGAAGATCCACAAGCTTACCGAAATGGACGTGCTGGACGAGACGATTGCGAGGATGTGCCGATGAATGAACTGATGTTGCTATGGCCCTCGCGCGACCTGCGCCCGAACGCCCGCGTGCATTACCACCGCAAGGCCAAGGCTGCCAAAGCCGCAAGACAAGAGGGCATGGTGATTGCCCTAGCGGCTGGCTGGCATCGCATCACGCTCCCGGAAGGCCGGCTGCACCTATGGATCGACTTCTACCCGCCAGACAAGCGCAGGCGCGATGACGACGGTCTGCTGGCCAGCTTCAAGCCTTGCCGGGATGGCATCGCGGACGCGCTCAAGATCGACGACAACCGCTTCGTGTCGCACCCCTACGTCAAGGACGAGGTGCGCAAGGGTGGCGAAGTCCGCATCAGGATCACCGGAGGGCCGACGCCATGAACCTCCGCTGCCGCATCGGCCTGCATTGGTGGAGGCCGGTTATGGCCGCTACGTGGTGGCCGCCCGGAAGCCTTGGCGGCAACGTCAAGAATTGGACACCGGGCCGTCCTGTGCAAGTCGCCTGCAAGTGCCGCCGCTGCGGCAAGCGGGTAATCGTATGAACGACGTGCATTCGCGCAACGCGGCAAAAAACATCATCGTCCTGCAATTCAAAATAGGGGATCGAGTGAGCATCAAGGGGATTGAAGAAACTGGAACGGTCTATTCCGCCACCATCTCGCGCGACGGCATCGAGTACTGCGTCAAGTGGTTCAACGACAGCGACACGCGGTGCGCGGACTGGTTTCAACCGTCTGAGCTGGAATCCGCATGACCGGCCCGATCAAGTGCGCCGATTGTCGCCACTTCGCTCCGTGGCAGGGCAATCCCGAGGTGGCGATGGGCGCCTGCCAAAACCCTGACGAGCCGATCGGCAGTGAGTATTGGTTTGCCCGCGAGATCCATCGGTGTCCGCGATTTTCAGCAAAGGAGGCGACGCGCGATGCCGCCGATCACGAATCGACGGGGGATGACGATGCCGCGGATGAGTAAGCTGGAAAAGATTAAAACTAGGCATTGCCCAAAATGCCTATGCCCAACTGAGAGGTATGAAAATGGGCGTTGCAAACCTTGTCATTTAAAGTATTCGCTTAAATGGAAGGTTGAAAATATTGAGCGTGTAAAGATAAAAAACAAAGAACGCAATATTTCTAAAGTAGAAGAAATTTGCGCATACCATGCAAATTATTATTTAAGGAAAAAGGAAAGTATTTGCTTGGCTAGCAATCTTTGGAAAGCAAAAAATCCGGAACGAGTAAGAAATGTTAACGTTGCTTGGAACGAAGCCAATAAAGATCGAAAGCGTATACATAATCAAAACAGAAGGTCTAGAAAAAACGCTAGACCTGGAAATCTTTCCAAAAATATCTTTAGCAAGCTGGTAAAGTTGCAAAAAAACAAATGCGCATGTTGCCTCGCCGATATTTCAGGGTTAACCGCTCACCTTGATCACATTGTTCCTCTTGCTCTAGGCGGAGAGCACGCGGATTTCAATATGCAAATACTTTGCGCTACATGCAATCTTAAAAAGGGCGCCAAGAAGCCGCATGAGTTTATGCAATCACAAGGGTTTCTTCTGTGATGATTAATTCAAGACTGAAGCCTGAAGCCGCCGTGATTGACGGCAAGCTGGCGATCTTCCTCGGTGCCGACTACAAGATGCTGCCGCTGGCGGTCGCTGATCCCTACGTGCGCAGGTTGCAGGGGCTCGTGGCTGAGATGAAGCGGGCGGAGAAGCGGGCCAAGCGCAAGGCGAGGGTGGGATGATCCGCCCCGGCCGACAGCCACGACCAGACAGCGCATGCCATTCAAGCGACGTGCTGACGCCCACCGAGCGCGCCGCCGACCGCGTGCCGCTACGTGTGGCAGCCACCACCCCGACGAAGCCCTCGACGGGGCTGAAATGGGCTGACGATCCCGACATCCGCACCATCCTGACCATGCTGAGGGGAAAGCTATGACACAGACAAACGAACTGTTCGGCAAGGATCGGGCCGGACTGATGGAGCGCATGGGTCGGCTGCTGGGCTCGACCACCTACCGCGACCAGGATTCGGGCGGCGGCACGCCATTCTCAGCCCGCAAGCTCACGTCCGAGGCCAAGCTGCTGCTGTCGATCAAGTTCGCGCAGGCGTATCCCGGCGATGTGGGCCCGTGGGTTGTCTACAGCATCGCCCTGCGGCTGGATGACCGGCAGCGCGAGATTGTGACGTGGCTGGCTGACAAGCTGGCGATTGGAACCGGGCCAGCAGGGCAGCGCAACAAGGAGCGCATGCTGCCGATTGCGCTGGCGGCCTATCAGCTGGCGGTGCACGGTGCCGAGGTAACGCCGCCAGCGGTAGGCAATGCCCGCGACTTCACGCTGCTGGCAAACATCGGCGCCGGCTGGCTTTGGACAAAGGCGGACTGTGTGCTCAGCCGGGTGGAGGATGGCGAGGAAACCTTGGTTCGGCCGGAAGTGTTCAGGGGGCTTGCTGTCAACGGGTAAATCGGGTATTTTTCTGTACAGGCGAAATTGCCACCAACGCCAACGCATCCCCAAACCCTGCCCGAAATGGCGCGGTTTCTATTTGGAAGGTTCCGCTAGGTTGGCTGGCGATCCGGTTTGAACCCGGAGGGACTGGAGACAGTAGGGGTTCGACTCCTCAGCCTTCCGCCAATTTGCAGGCTCCCGTTGCACTTGATAAGCGCGGGACGTAAGTACGGCACGGGTGATCCGTGCGGGCCTGCAAAGCAGCTGATCGCCCACGCGGCGACACAGCAACGCAGCCGCTATGCGGTTGCAGCACCACCCCAGCCCGGCCGCTACATGCGCACTCCCGCCAGCCGCGAGGCTCGCTGCGCTGCGGTCTACAAGCCCCTAACGCCGAGGTCGATACCCCCGACCGCTCGCTGACCGGGCTGGAACCTATCAACACCCGCCGCGTGCGGGGCAACTTGCACGCGGAGAGATTCATGGCGCACGACCCAATCAGCCCCGATTCCCCGGAATGGCAGCGCGAGATGCATGCGCTACGCGTCGAGGTACGCGACCTCAATCAGCAGGTTCGTGGACTGGTCGAGGCATGGGAGACGGCGCAGGGCATCGTGCGATTTATGAAATTTTTGGGGACGATGGCCACTGCCGGAGCGGCGATATGGGCGCTGGTGAGCATGGCGAGGAATGCGAAGTGAGCGATATACAGACGGGCGCCGGCATTGTCGAGATGACGATGCAGCACCTGCTGCCGGCGAAGTTCGACAGCCCATCCGCTCGCGTGCAGCTACTGGCACAAGGTCAACAGGAGTCCGGATTCGCCACGCGCCAGCAAACAGGCGGACCAGCCCGCAGCTACTGGCAGATGGAGCAGGGCGGCGGTATCCACGGCGTCCTCAAACATCCGGCGTCATCCGCGTATGCCCGCTCGGTCTGCGCGTTGCGTGCGGTGGCTCCGGTAGAGAGTGACGTCTATTCCGCGTTCCTCACCGACGACTTGCTCGCCTGCGCGTTCGCCCGTCTGCTGCTGTGGACTGACGCTGATCCGTTGCCGCAGTTGGGCGATGAACGTGGCGCGTGGGAGCTGTATCACCGGACATGGCGTCCCGGCGCTTTCGACAACGGCAGCCCAGCGCAACAGGCCGAGGTTCTGGCCCGCTGGCATGACAGCTATTCGGCGGCACTGGCCGCAGCGAGGGGTAACTCATGACCGTCTATACCGACGCCAAGCGCTGGTGGCACAGCAAAACGATCTGGCTCGGTACGCACCTGATGGCCGCCGCCCCGGTGCTGGAATACGCGCGCGATAACAGCACCCTGCTGCATGCCTACGTCGGCAAGGCAGACGCGGCGATATCGTTTTGCCTCGGCGTGATCGTGGTCTGGCTGCGCAACGTGACGCGCAAGCCCATCGGCAAGAGCAATGCCGTGCCGACCGTTACGACGCCGGCCGATGACAATTCGGAGCATGCGTGATGCGTCTAAACGACCTTGAGCCGCGCTGGGTCGCGCTCGAAAGTGGCGGCCCGGTTGTCGGCCTAGGCTTCCAGTGCCCTCACTGCCTGACCGAGCGCCTCGCCGTCCTGTTCCATCACAGCGGGAACGCGGCCATCGCCGAAGAGGGCTATATCCGCGCGCACAACGGTGATCGTCCCGAGCAATATATTTGGACGTTGGCTGAAGGCTCGACGTTTGGTGACATGACACTCACGCCATCCATAGATGCAAGCAAAAGCGGCCACTGGCACGGATTCATCACGAACGGGGAAATCCGCTGATGATCGACAATCTTTCACCGGTGCGCGGCATCGTCAACGCCTGCGCGCTGTCGCTGCTGGTGTGGGTGGCTGTCGTGGCGCTGCTGTGGTGGCTGTTGTGATCGCCATCCTCGGCCTGCTGCGCAAGGTGCCAGTCTGGGCTTGGCTGGCGCTTGCCGCCGCTGGCGTGATCGGCTGGCAGCACGTCGAGATCAGCCACTACCGCAGCAAGATGGCCGCGCTACAAGCGCAGTCCGCTGCGTATGTTGCGGCGCAGAAAACGCAGCTCGCCACGATTGCGCGGCTCAAGCTTGCAAACCAGCGGTGGGCCGCGAAAGACGCCGCTGATCTTGCGCTGGGCAAGACCTATGCCGATGCTGCCGAGCATTACGCGCAGCAACAGCAGTCGCAGAAACAGACCGCACAACACACGATCCAGGTGATCTATGAGCATGACCCGTCGGCAAAGCATTGGGCCGATCAGCCTGTGCCTGATGCTGTTGCTGCCAGCCTGCACGACAACGCCAGCGGTTCGCACTGAGATGGTCACCGTCAACGTTCCGGTGTACGTCGCGCTTCCTGCCGCGCTCACTGGTGCCGCGACGATGCCGGCGTTTCCCGTGGAACTGACCAACGCCGCGCTCGCGCAATACACGCTGGATCTGCAGACGGCGCTCAAGATCGACATCGACAAGCTGAGCAAGATTCGGGCGTTGCAGCCTAAGGGCCACTGACCATGCACATCATCTACATCATCGGAGCCGCACTCATCGTCGCGCTGTCGGTGTGGGTACTGATCGAGCTATGGGCCGACAAGCGGTATCGCCGGCAGTACGACATGCGGCCCACGGTGCCAAATCCACGGGACAGATTGCCACCATTATGAATCACAACGAGGAATTGAGATGAGCGAAGAATCGAAGGTTTTGGCGCCGGAAGTGGCTCCAAGTGCATCTGATCCGGCGGCTGCGCATCCAGCTGCTTTGGTATTGGCTGAGATCGAAGCCAAGCTGGCCAGCCTCGAAGGCTTGTGGGCTACCGAGGTGCGTGCGCTAGTGTCGAAGCTCAAAGCGCATCTGTGAAGTTGAACCTGTGACGCATGGCTCGACCAACGAAGTACAAGCCCGAGTATGTGAAGCAGGCTGAGAAGCTATGCAGGCTACATGCGGGTGATAGGGAAATCGCGGACTTCTTTGGCGTCAATGAGGCCACGCTTCACCGTTGGAAGCTTGTCCATCCTGAGTTTTGCGAGTCCTTAAAGCGCACAAAGGAGGAGGTTGACGCTCAAGTTGAGCAATCCCTCTTCCGCCGAGCGACTGGTTACTCGCACAATTCGGAGAAGGTATTCCAATTCCAAGGCCAGATCATCAAGGCCAAGACGGTTGAGCATTACCCGCCTGACGCAACATCAATGATCTTCTGGCTGAAGAACAGGCAGCCCGAGAAGTGGCGAGATAAGCGCTTAGAGGATGAGCGTGACACGCCTAACGTGGTCATCATCCACGGGGGCATCCCGGATGACCGAGCTGGCGATTAACCTCCCAAGCCTGCATTCGGGGCAGATCACTGCATGGGATGCGCGCACACGCTTCAATGCCGTTCGATGTGGGCGGCGCTGGGGTAAAACGCAGATGGCGATTGCCATTGCGGGCACGAAGGCGGCACATGGTCAATTCATGGGCATATTCGCCCCTGACTACAAGATTATGTCGGAAACGTACAGGGAGCTGGAAACAGCCCTTGCACCGATCACAGCGCATTCCAACAAGACTGAGGGACTGATTCGGACGATATCCGGTGGCCGCATTGACTTCTGGACGCTGAACAACCCGAAAGCGGGACGTTCGCGCAAGTATCACGGCGTGCTGATCGATGAGGCGGCGTTTGCTGGCGATGACATGCCCGACATCTGGGCCAAGGCGATTGCACCGACCCTGTTCGATTTCATGGGCTGGGCTTGGGCCTTGTCTACGCCGAACGGCTCCAACCTGGATAACTGGTTCTACCAGATATGCAGCGACCCCGAGTCGGATTGGAAGGAGTACCACGCTCCATCCAATACCAACCCGTATCTGCCCGAGGACGAGTTTGAGCGCATCCGGCAACGCAACCTGCCTAACGTGTTCAGGCAGGAGTATCTAGCCGAGTTTGTGGATTGGAACGGCACGGCCTTCTTCGCTGAGGGTTCAATGCTGGTGGATGGGCAGGCAGTGGATATGCCTGTCAAATGTGACCAAGTGTTCGCGGTCATCGATACGGCGCTCAAGGATGGCGTGGAGCACGACGGCACAGCAGTCACGTTCTACGCTCGCAACCTCTATTACGGCATCCCTCTGGTGGTGCTGGATTGGGACGTGTTGCAGATTGAGGGCGCGCTGCTTGAGGACTGGTTGCCCAGTGTCTTCAAGAGGCTGGACGATCTAGCTGTGATGACCGGCGCACGTCAGGGCAACTTGGGTGCATGGATCGAGGACAAGGCCAGCGGCATCGTGCTGTTGCAGCAAGCCACACGCCGAGGCTGGCCAGCCTATCCCATCGACGGCGCACTGGTGGCTATGGGCAAGGAGGGCCGCGCGCTGTCCGTATCTGGCTATGTCCACAGGGGCATGGTGAAGCTAAGCAAGCACGCCTACGACAAGACGATCAATTACAAGGCTCAGGTGCGCAACCACTTCCTCTCCCAAGTGTGCGGCTATCGCATGGGCGTTAAGGGATTGCCAATGGACTTGTTCGACACATTCACCTATGGGGTCGCCATCAGCTTGGGCGACACTGACGGATATTGACGCATGGCATCAACCGACACCAACCAGAGCGGCCCGGCCCTGCTTGGGGTGGGTAATAGCCTCTCGTCTGCCCTGCTCGATTTGCTGCTTTGCGATGCGATTGAGCCGGGCAGTGCCCCGTCGTATCAGATCGCCAAGACCATTTACACGTACCACCCGCTGGGCGCCAAGATGGCTGAGAAGCCGATCAGCATCGCCCAGAGCCAGCAGCGCGAGATTGAGATTCCAGGCGGTCCCGAAGAGGACTTGGTGAAAGCCTTCCGCAAGGAATGGGACCGCATGGGGGGCGTGGGTGCGACGATCATCATCAAGAACCTCGCCACGCTGTCCCGCGTGTATGGCATTGCGTCGGTGATTACAGTCTGCCCGGACATCGATTCCGACAAGCCGATCCCGCTGGAGGAGCTGTGGAAGCGTGACCTCTACTTCAACATTGTGGACCCGCTGAACACCGCTGGTAGTCTCGTGCTAAACCAAGATCCGAACGCTATCGACTTCCTGACCCCGCGTTACCTCATGGTGTCTGGCAAGAAATACCATCCCAGCCGTTCCATGGTGATGTCCAACGAGCAGCCGATTTACATTGACTACTCCAACTCAGCGTTTGGCTATGTGGGTCGCTCGGTCTATCAGCGCGGTCTCTACCCGCTGAAGTCCTATGTGCAGTCAATGATCACCGACCAGGCGGTGACGGAAAAGGCCGGCATCCTCGTCGCTAAGATGAAGCAGCCCGGCTCGATTGTGGACCAGCGCACGCGGGGCTTCTTCGGCTTCAAGCGTGAGGCCATCAAGGGCGCCAAGACGGGCAATGTCATCTCGATGGGGATTGATGAAACCCTTGAATCCATCGACCTGAAGAACCTCAAGGACGCGGCTGAGTTCGCCCGCAACAACATCCTGAAGAACATAGCCAGCTCGGACAACATGCCCGCCAGCATGCTAAACGATGAAACGCTGGCCGAGGGCTTCGGTGAGGGCAGCGAGGACGCCAAGCAGATTGCCACGTACATTGCAGGCAAGCGTATCGAGATGCAGCCAGCCTATGACTGGTTTGACAACATCGTCATGCATCGGGCGTGGAACCCCGAGTTCTATGCCTCGCTCCAGCGCAAATACCCCGAGCTGGCCAAGGTAAAGTACGAAACCGCGTTCTATGAGTGGAAGAACGCGTTCACCGCGACATGGCCGAACCTGCTGACCGAGCCGGACAGCGAAAAGGTGAAGGTTGACGACATCATTGCCAAGTCCGCTATTGCGGTGTTTGAGGTGATGGCCCCTGTGCTGGACCCCGAGAATCTGGCCACACTAGCCGGGTGGCTGGCAGACGTGATGAACGAGCGCGATCTGATGTTCTCCGCGCCACTCACGCTTGATCTGGATGCGTTGGCCTCCTATGAGCCACCTGCACCGCCTATGGGTGGTGATGAGCCGGTGAATGAGGCTCCGAATGAAAAGGATGAGACGCGCGCGATCAAGCGGGCTGACGCAGTTTTTCGCGAGCAAGATCATCCTCGCGCGGAAGATGGAAAGTTCGGTTCTGGTGGTGGTACTAAAAAACATGGTGGATCAAGCCCAGTAAAGACGATTGGCGATGCCAAACAAATCGTTTCATCCAATACAGATTTTAAGTCATGGTTCGACGATGGCCCAACAGATGACAATGGCGAACCCATCGTGTTCGTGCACGATTCGAACAAGGAAATTGACGAGATAAAGGGTGGTGGGGGCTACGGCGGAATTTTCGCGCTGGCTGACAAAAGCGCCGGATACGGTGATGTCCATAGCTATTTCGTGACGAATGCTCCAATAACGACTTCCAGCGAAATAAGCCATTACGTGAATGGCCTTGACGATGCCGGGAAGTCGCTTTGCGAAAAGCTTCTTGGCAAGGATTTGTCCGACGATCAAGTCGAGAGGGTTATTGAGATCGCCACGGATCAGTTCGCGAACGACGATCAGGATGATCTAGATCTTATGGGGGCGATTGACCTAGCCGACATGTTTACCGAGATGCAGCGCGTTCGTGTTGCTCTTGGCAAGGCTGCCGGTGGATCGGTGATTGAGATGGAAGACGAGAACGGAACAAGCTATGTACTGACCAGTTCGGAGCATGTGAGAAACGTGAAGTTCTGGGAACGCGCGATCAAGCGGGACAGCATCCCGCACAGCATCCGCGCGGCGTTGTGTGGCAAACGGTGAATTTCCACGAACTGCTGGCAAGCGCCATCGCTCACTTCACCGAGCACGGTTTCGCTGACCCCCACATTCTAGACCTGTGGCTGAAGCGTCTGCAGAAGGCTGCTGAGGAACAGCTCCCATCGGAGAAGATGACCCACCAGCATCTGAAGCGGTCGCTGGAGGCCAGTTTCGAGCGCGTCCTGACTCCGACCGCCATCAAGCGCCGACATCCGGATGCGTCACGGTTCACTATCCAGCATCTGAAACCGCAGCTGCGCGACGAGTTGTCCCGCCGGATTGTGGCTAGCGCCAACCTGATCAAGCTAAACCGCGAGCAGATGATCGACCGGACACTCCAGCGGTTCTCTGGCTGGGCGAGTTCCATCCCTGAGGGTGGATCGCGCGTAGTGGACAAGCGCGAGGTCAAGGCGGACATCACCAAGGCGATGCGCCGGGTGACATTCGAGGAAAGACGCGTGGCCATCGACCAGGGCCACAAGCTCATGGCCTCGATTGACGCAGTGATTGCCGCGGATACCAAGGCCATCGCTGGCATGTGGCGCTCGCACTGGCGGCAGGCGGGGTATGACTACCGGCCCGACCACAAGGAGCGCGACCAGAAGGTTTACGCCATGCGCGGCAGCTGGGCCATGGAAAAGGGTCTGCTACACAAGGGCGCCGGCTATCTGGACGAGATGACCGGAGCCGGTGAGGAGGTTTTCTGTTTTCCGGGCGATTCAGTGGTGCCATTCGCTGACGGTGTGGAAATAGCGTATCGACGCTGGTATGTCGGAGAGCTCATTGAGGTTGTCACGGCTTCTGGGGAGACGCTTCGAGGAACACCGAATCATCCAGTCCTTACTTCGCATGGATGGAAAGCTCTGGGCACCTTGAACAAGGGAGACGACGTGATCAAGCGCGTTGGTGAGGTCATCAATACGCTTGTTTCGGCAAAGGACAAGGATGACGCAGTACCCACGATCGCGAAGGTATTTGGCTCGCTCGCTGAATCTGGGGTTCCTGAGGTGCGCAGTGGGCAATCCGAGCAGTTCCACGGCGACGGAAGGACAGGCAACGTCGATATTGTAAGGGCCGCAAGGCCACTGCAATTCTGCAAGCACACCGCGCTTGATAAGGGCTTCCAAGACTTCGCGTTCACCCATTCCGACAATACAAGACCGCGTGGCGGCCCTTTTGATTTTTTCAGCCATAGAGGCCTTTCTTCCTTTGCATGCCTCATTAGCAGCCTTAGCGCCGGCGGCATGCTGTTCCGGCGTCTTGTTGGATGCTATGAGTATGTTCGCCTCCTTTTGACGCCTAGGCTCAACGCCTACGCTGCGGATGGATTTGATAATGCAAGCTCGGGATACTCCACTTTCCTTGGCAAGCGAAAAAATGCTTTTCCCGGAAAGATGGTCTTTCGCAAGGCTTCTGCCATCAAGGGATGCAACCCGATCTATGTTGGGGAGATTTCCCCATTGGATGAGTCCCGCATTCCTTCGATTGTGGAGGGTTGCAACGGAGACGCCAAGGCAGTCAGCGATTTCATGGAGGCTCTTCCCTTCGCTGCGCAAACGGATAATGTCGTGAGCGTTAACAGGGTTGACTTTGCGGGGCATGTGTACAACCTCCAGACAAGAATGGGCTGGTATGTCACGAACAACATAATAACACATAATTGCCGCTGCTACGTCGTCTATTACACGAACCTACGCGACCTTCCCGACGACATGCTGACCGAGAAGGGGCGCAAGTTGCTGAGTGAGACGCGGGTTAGGGCGGCTTAGTACCCGAACGGGTGCCAATTCACAATCACGCCATTGGGCGACTTGATGAAGGACAGCAAGCCATGCTGGATGACATGGTCGCGCCACACAGCGCCGATCATACATGAGTAGCTGGTGTCCGTGGTCTCGCCTACCTGGCGCGTCACGACGATCTGCTCAAGCACATCACCCATCGGGTTGCCGACGACCTGTTGCATCGCCTGCATCATCTGATCGTTGGCCATGGGTGAGTCACAGGAGGCCGGGAAGTCGCCCGAGCCGGGTTGCGCGGACTTGGCCATGGCTTGAGCCATGAGCTTTTCCATGTGCGTCATCTGCTGGGCGAAGGCCACGGCAGGCAGTAGAGCGAGCAGTAAAGCGAATCGTTTCATTTCAACTCCGAATAGTCTCAAGGACATCCCATACCCATGCCGTCCGTCAGCGAGAAACAACACAACGCGATGAAAGCGG